ATATGACTCATCTAGAAAGGTAACTACAACTCAAACAATAGCAGTTAAGAATCCAGACGACGGAACGGATATTAAAAAGGTATTCATGCCAGTTCCATATAATATGCAATTTGAACTTGCAATTATGTGTAAACTAAATGATGATGCATTACAATTAGTAGAACAGATATTACCATTTTTTCAACCACAATATAATCTAACTATCAATCTTGTAAGTTTAATAAACGAAAAGAAAGATGTTCCAGTTGTATTAGAAAATATTACAATGGATGATCAATATGAAGGTGACTTCACATCTAGAAGGGTTTTACTTTACACTTTAAGATTTACTGCAAAGACATATCTATTTGGCCCTGTCACATCCGCATCCAAAGATATTATCAAAACTGCATCTGTTCGTTATCTCGCTGGTGGATCACAAAGCACACAAAGAGACGTTACATTTGCTGTTCAACCAAGAGCACTCAAAGATTACACTGATGATGTTGTAACGACTGTAAGTGAAGATATAGACGCATCACAAGAAACAATTAATGTTGCTGATGGAACTAAAATTACAGTTAACAAGTTTATTGATGTTGAGGGTGAAGAGATGAAAGTTACCAAGATTACTGGTAACAAACTCAATGTTAAGAGAGGTCAAGATAGCACAATCGCTAAAGCACATGTTAGAGGAACTGGAGTCAAGGGTATTGATTATACCGCAAGAGAGGATAGTAATATCATCGAACTTGGTGATGACTTTGGATTTGACGGATCTTACTCATGAAAACCGACGGATTAGATGATGCTTTCAATGTAGAAACTAATATAGTTCCTGCAGAAATTGAAAAAATCCAAAAGAAAGAAAAACCAAATGCAGATCATGTAAGTAAAGACTATGAGTATACTCGTGGAAATCTTTACAGTATAATAGAGAAAGGTCAAGAGGCAATTAATGGTATTCTTGAACTTGCTCAAGAAAGTGAAATGCCAAGAGCATATGAAGTAGCAGGTCAGTTAATAAAGAACGTTGCAGATGCGACTGATAAATTGATGGATCTTCAAAAAAAATTAAAAGATGTAAATGAAGAAGAAAAGGCAAAAGGCCCATCCACAGTCAATAATGCATTATTTGTAGGATCAACATCTGAGTTATCAAAACTATTAAAAGCCCAGAGTAAAAAAGAAGATAAATAAATCAGGGAGAG